TTATCAGACAGGTGAAGTAAAACTTTGGAATCCATAAAGAAAACCCCTAGATAGAACCACTTACCTAGAGGTTTTCATGTTGCAATACAACAAGGTAACCACTCCTTGTTACTTTCACATTAACATATAATATAGAAATAGCTCTTAAATTCTTGTGCCTTTACCAGTTATTACTGACGAACTTATACAAGCTTTAGATCAAGTGTTTCCTAACAGATGCCCAGATCTATCATTATCAGATCGTGAAGTATGGTATCGTTCAGGGCAGAGGTATGTTGTTGATTATCTTATAGAACAGCAACTAAGACAAAAAGAAACAATGCTAACCGAAACAATTTTGGAGAATTAATTATGTGTAGCGGTTCACAACCAAGGTCTTTACCACAACCAAGGCCAACAGCACCAGTGCCTGAAAAAAGAGCCAAAGGAGTTACAAAAGCGAAGAAAAAAGTTACGGTTACCAATAATACAGAACCAACTAGATCAACTGGTGGTACTTCTTCTTTACAAATAAGAAATCTTACATCAAGAACTGGTCCTAATTTAAATATTTAAATGGAATATTCACAAGGCGGTAAAACTGCTGCTGGTCGCTATGAACAGTTAGTCAGTAGTAGATCGACATATGAAAGAGAGGCTAAAGAATCCTCAAAGCTTACCTTGCCAAGTCTTATTCCAGAAACAACAACTGGCACAAGAGCTAGAATTAAAACTCCTTTTCAGGCTCTTGGAGCTAAAGCGGTTAACAGCCTTGCCTCAAAGCTTTTAATTACATTACTACCTCCAAGCACTGCATTTTTTAAATTAACAATAGACCAACTTGCACTTATGCAAGAAGGTCAAAGTGAAGTTCAAAGTGAAATAGATAAAGGATTAAGGACTTATGAAAATGCTTTAATGGATGAGATCGAAGTATCAAATGATCGTGTCGCAATGTTTGAAGCACTAAAACATTTGATAGTAGGTGGTAATGTTCTTTTATATTTAACAGATAAAGGATTGAAGGTATATCCATTATCTAAGTTTGTATGTAAAAGAGATTCAGTTGGTAATGTCTTAGAAATAATTACAAAAGAAACAGTAAACCCTCAAGCTCTACCACCTGATTTCTTTAAAAAAATTCAACAAAAAGATAACTATGACAATAATCAAATGGGGGATGAAATTGATATATATACTTGCATCAAAAGATATGGTGAAGAATTTATGTGGCATCAAGAATGTAAAGGAGAAAAGATACCTGGCACTGATGGAAGATCCAAAGTTGATGTCTCACCATGGATTTTATTGCGCTGGGTTCGAATAGACGGAGAACAATTCGGTCGTGGGTACGTAGAAGAGTATCGCGGTGACCTTATATCTCTTGAAGCTTTGACTCAAAGTGTAATTGAAGCTGCTGCTGCTTCAGCAAAAATTTTATTTCTCGTAAATCCAAACGGTCAGACCAGAGCTAGCACTTTAGCAAAAGCTCCTAATGGAGCAGTGAGAGAAGGAAGTGCAGCAGATATTTCTGTGATGCAAGTAGGAAAGCAAGCAGACCTGGCAGTTGCACAACAAGCAATGCAAAGAATAGAAGCAAGACTAGCTGATGCTTTTCTTATGGCTAGTTCTGTACAAAGACAAGCTGAAAGGGTAACAGCAGCAGAGATAAATCTTATGGCTCAAGAACTTGAGAATAGTTTGGGTGGCGTGTACTCTATTCTCAGTCAAGAGTTCCAAATACCATATTTAAAAAGACGTATGCACATGATGGTAAGGTCTGGAAAAGTTAAAGCCTTGCCAGAAAAATTAGTAAAGCCTAAGATAGTGACAGGGATTCAAGGTCTTGGTAGGGGTAACGATAGAAATAAACTCATTGAGTTTATCGGTACTGTAGCTCAAGCACTTGGACCAGATGTTATGAGACAGTTTGTTAATGTCGATGAAGCAGTAAAACGTCTTGCTACTTCTATTGGTATTGACACTACAAATCTTATAAAATCACAAGAGCAAATTGCAGCAGAGCAACAACAAGCTCAACAACAACAGCTTATACAATCTCTTGGACCTGCTGCTTTAGGATCTAAATTACTTGATCCTAAAAATAATGCACAAGCACAACAACTAACGGAGGAACTAAATGCCAACCAAGAAGAAGCCTAGGCAAGGGGATGAGAACGGTGAGTTTATTGCCAAACCACAAGAACCTGTGGTAAAACCTGTAGTAAAAGAACCTGTTGTGATCAAAGAAACATCAGTAGAAACAAATTCCCAAGATGTAATTACTAGACATGGCAGTACACTACATACAAGTTAATTAACCATTTATGACTTCATCACAACTAAATGTATCTGAAACACCACCAATGTCTCAAGAAGACTTGGAAACTTTAGCTAAAAATGAAACAGACGAAAATGGTCTGATACTAGGTAAGTTTAAAAGTGTTGAAGATTTAGCTGCAAGCTATAAAGAACTTGAAGGCAAGCTTGGTTCTTTTGAAAAATCAGAAGAAGCTGAAGAACAAGTTGAAGAAGAAACTGCTGAAGAAGAAGTTTCAACTTATAACGAAATATATGGTGAAGGTCTTGCAGATGTATTAGAAGAAGTTGGAATTGATCCAGAAGATATTACAAATAGATTTTTAGAAACTGGCAACATTAACGAAAATGATTATGAGCTTTTAGGAGAAGCAGGTTTTTCAAGGCAGATCATTGACACTTACTTAGACGGTATTAGATCACAAGGTAATATTGAAGAGATTGCTAAATCAGAACAAGCAAGCATAAAACAAATTGCTGGCGGTGAACAAGGATATGAACAATTAAAATCTTGGGCTAATGAAAACTTACCAACAGCAGATCTTGATGCTTTTGATAGTATAGTTCAAACAGCACCTCCAGCAGCTATTAAACTAGCAGTACAAGGTCTTTATTCTCAATACAGAAACGCTATGGGTATCGAACCAGATTTAGTCTCAGGTAGACCATCAAGTAACGGATTAGCTCCGTTTAGATCATCAGCAGAAGTAACTACTGCTATGAATGATCCACGATACGGAAAAGATATGACTTACACAGGAACAGTACAAGAAAGGTTGCGTGAAAGTGATGTCTTTAGATCATCTAGGTAATGGGAAAATTATGTGCTAGAGGTAAAAGAGCAGCAAAGGCGAAGTTTAGAGTTTATCCTTCTGCTTACGCTAATGCTTATGCTGTAAAAGTTTGTAAAGGACAAGTTAAAGTAGGTGGTAAAGCAAAGGTAGCTCCTGGCTATACTAGAAAAAGTAGAAACAACCTTAAAATGAGGTCTTAATTATGCCCTTAACTGCACGTCAAAAAAAATTAGATGTTACGCGGGATGGCAAAATCACCAGAGAAGATCTTATGATCCTTCGTAAATCCAAGAGAGGTAAAAAGAAAAATGGCAAAACTTAGTCTTAGTCAGATAAAAACTTTGAAGAAACATTCAAAGCATCATTCCAAAAAGCACATGGATATGATGAAAAAGCTAATGCGTGAAGGTTCTTCCTTTAAAGCTGCACATAACAAAGCACAAAAAGATGTAGGCAAATGAGTCTTAAAAGATGGTTTGATGAAAAGTGGGTAGACGTTAAGACAGGCAAACCTTGTGGTAGGCAAAAAGGAGAGAAGCGAAAAGGATACCCTGCTTGCAGACCTTCAAAAAGAGTAAGTAGTAAGACTCCTAAAACTACAAAAGAAATGACTAATGAAGAAACAAGAAAATTTAAAGAAAGTAAGAAAGGTCCAAAAAAAATAACTTACCAACACAGAAGAGATAGTTTAAAATTTTCTAAATAATGTTATATTTTAAATAACTTACATTCTTTATGGCTAAAGGGGTATCTCTACGAAAAGAGCATAAGAGTCCTTCTGGGGGTTTGACTGCTAAAGGTAGAGCATACCTTAAAGCTAAGACAGGTAGTAACTTGCAAGCACCTGTCACAAAGACAAGTGGCCTTTCACCTAGACAAAAAGCAAGAAGAAAATCTTTTTGTGCAAGAATGTCAAAAGTCAAAGGACCACTTAGAAAGAATGGCAAGTTAACTCGCAAAGCCCTTGCTTTACGCAAGTGGAAATGTGGGTCAGTAAAAACTAAAAAGCGAAAATCTTAATATCAAAAGTGCCTGATGCGTCAGATAACACTTATGAGAACAGACAGTAGCGAAGTAAGTTTCTTAAATTTTATTCAATCAATCTAAAGGTTTTTTACCATGAGTAATGCTACGGTATCTCGCCTAGGACTGGTCGACAATACAGGAACAGACTTTGACGCTCTGTTTCTGAAAGTTTTTTCGGGAGAGGTGCTATCTGCGTTTACACGCAACAACATCTTTAACGAACAACTTCATTCTGTTCGTACCATAACCTCAGGCAAATCGGCACAATTTCCAGTTTTAGGTACTGCCACTGCATCTTTCCATACACCAGGAAATTTATTGACAGGAGGCAACCAGATCAGACATGGTGAGCGTGTCATAAGTATTGACGATCTTTTAATTGCAGACGTTTTTGTAAGTCGGCTAGAGGAATTGAAGAATCACTATGATATTCGTTCTCAATACGCTGACGAACTTGGTAAGGCTCTCGCGAAAACATACGATGAAAACGTCGCCAAAATGATTGCTCAAGCGAGTCGTGCATCTTCAACACTTACAGGTATTGCAGGTGGACTCACTTTAACTCTTGCTTCTGGCAACACAGCTTCTTCTGATGTTACTGGTGATGAAATAGCAGCAGCTATCTATGACATTGCACAAACATTTGACGAGAGAGACATCCCTCCTACAGATCGTTTCTGTGTATTGCCACCTGCTGAATATTACAAACTTGCTGAGTCTGCTACAAGAACTGTGAATGTTGACTTCAACCCAGGTGGAGGTAATGGTTCGTTTGCTTCTGGTAATGTACAGCAAGTCGCTGGCATACCAATTCTGAAGTCAAACAACGTACCTCAGTCAAACAGGTCAGCAGCATCAGGTGAGAATAACGCTTACAACGGTGACGATAGTAAAACTATTGGATTAGTCTTCCACAAATCGGCTGTCGGAACAGTTAAATTAATGGATATGACTACTGAGATCACAGGTAATGATTATGCTACGATGTATCAAGGCACATTAATGGTTGCTAAATATGCTCTAGGACATGGAATCCTACGTCCAGAGTGTGCAGCTACTATTAAGTTATCTGCTTCTTAATACTTCTTAAATTCAATTTATAGGGTATCTTATTATTAGATACCCTTTTTTTTTATCATGGACATTGGTAGTTCTTATCGCAAGCTACGAAAAAAACAAATGCGAATACAAATGCAAAAACAAATGCAAAAAAGAATGAGAAAAACAATGGAAAAAAGAATGAGAGAAAGTGCTAAAAGTTTAATGTTAGCTCCAGCAAAGAGATAATTATGTACTACTCAACATCAACAAAGAAAAAAAAGACAAAAGGATCGACAAAAAAGAGAGATTCTCTTAAGCTTAAGATGAAATCAAAAAAGCAGTCAGGTTATTAATTATGTTTGGCAAGAAAAATAAAAAATTAGAAGGTCAAGCTTACATTGACTTTTATGAAAAAAAAATGAAAGAAACTGGTAAGACTTCTCTTGGAGAAAAAGCTAGATATATTAAAGAAAAAGCAAAACTTAAAAACAAGATAATTAAATCAGGAGGAAGCTAATGACTGTAGCTGCAACTACCAAATTAGAAAGCGTCAATATTATGATGGCTGCTATAGGAGAATCTCCTATAAATACATTACAGGGAGTCTTACCTGTTGATGCACAACTAGCATTTGACACCTTACATGAACAAAACAAAACAGTTCAAAATGAAGGTTGGAGTTTCAATACAGAAATTGACGTTACTTTAACAAGAGATAATTTTAAAAAGATTGCTTTGCCTACTGATATTCTTAGAGTAGATGCAAATATTCATCAACATCCTTTAGTAGATCCTATACAACGTGGAGTGCAGATGTATGACAGATTAAACAATACTTTTGAATTTGATCAAGATTTAATATGTACAATTGTTTATTTCAGATCTTTTGAAGAAATACCAGAACCTGCAAGAAACTATATAACAATAAAAGCTGCTCGCGTATTTATTGATAGATTAGTAGGTGACGCTGCATTAAGAGGTTATACACAACAAGACGAGACAAGAGCAAGAGCAGTATTGTTAGAAACTGATCTAGCAAATGCAGATCATAATATACTTAGGGGTGATCCATCTCTTACTAATGTATTTGATACTTACTCTCCAGCAAACGCATTAATTAGGTAGTCATGCCTCTTATTTCAAGATCTATACCAACTTTATTAAGAGGTATATCACAAAGTTCTGATGCTACAAAAAAACCAGATCATTGTGACATACAAGATAACGCTAGTAGTGATCCAGTTTTAGGTCTTGTAAAGCGTTCTGGTACTCAATTTATTTCTAATCTTATAAGTGGTGAAACGACTATAGGTAATGCAAAAGTTCATATGATTAATAGAGATGCAACAGAAAGATATGTAGTTATTTTTACAACAAATAATGTAAGAGTTTTTGAATTGGATGGTACAGAATTAACTGTAAATAAACCAGATGGAGTTACTTATTTATCTTCTAGTGATCCTAAATCAGAAATCAAAACAATAACTATTGCAGATTTCACCTTTGTTGTTAATACAACTGTTATTACTGAAATGGATAATACTTTATCAGCAGGTAGTGAAACTCAAGCAATAGTATTTTTTAATCAAGTTTCAGATTTAACAACTTATACAGTTACTGTTGATGGAACGTCAGCAAGTCACGATTCATCAGGTGATAACCCTTTAAGCACATCAACTATAGCTGGAAGGATAAGAGATAAATTATTAGGAATAAATGGTCAGTCGCCAACAACAGGTTCTGCTTTGTCTGGTTTTACCATTACTAGAAATGGTCCTGTATTACATATAAAAAAGAATGATAATTCTAACTTTTCTATAGACTCAGTAGATACTCAAGGTAATTCACAAATTACAACCGTAAAAAATTCAGTGCAACAATTTACAGATTTACCTACAGTGTCACCTAATGGAATGGTTGTAGAAATTAAAGGTGATGAATCTAATAATTTTGATAATTATTATGTGAAATTTACTACTAATAATGGTGGAGCTTTTGAAGAAGGACAATGGCAAGAAGCACCTGCACCAGGTATAAAATTTAAATTTAATTATTCAACAATGCCACACGTTTTAGTAAGGCAAGCTGATGGTAATTTTAGATTTGCAAGAGTAGATGGAGATACTTATAGCGTTACTGTTGGAGGTACAACAGTTAATTTTGCTTTACCTGTATGGGGAGAAAGAATATGCGGTGACTTAGAATCATCTTTGAATCCTTCTTTTATAGGACAAAAAATTAATAATGTGTTTTTCTTTAGAAATAGATTAGGTTTTTTAGCTAACGATAATGTAATTTTATCAACTGTATCTGAATTTTTTAACTTTTTTCCTGAAACAGTTTTATCTGTTATAGATAGTGATCCTATTGACGTAGCTGCTTCTCATACAAAAGTTGCTATTCTTAAAAATGCAGTAAACATGGGAGAAAAATTAATATTATTTTCAGATCAAACCCAATTTGTTCTAAGTAGTTCAGCAGATAACCTTACACCTAAAACAGCAAACATACTGGTAGCAACAGAATTTGAAAGTAGCGATGGAGCAACACCTGTAGGTGCTGGTAGTTCTATATATTATTTAACTAATAAAGGTAATTTTTCTGGAGTTAGAGAGTATATTACCCAAACTGGAATAGAAGTAAGAGATGCAGCTAACATTACAATCCATGTACCAAAATTAATTCCTAATGATATTTATAAAATTGCAGTTACTACTAATGAAGATATTTTAGTATTATTGGGAACATCAAACCCAAATAAACTATATGTAAATAAATGGTTATATGGTCCTAAAAACGAAAAAATACTAAATGCTTGGTTTACATTTACTTTTTCTAAAGGAAGAATTATTAGAAATATAGATTTCATAGGAACTGATTTGTTTATGGTTACTGAAGACCTTGTTGATTCAGGTAATACAGAAATCAATTTAGAAAAATTAATCTTTGAACCAGACTTTAAAGAACCTCATACTAATTTTGAATTTCGTTTAGATAGAAAACTAACAGAATCTAGTGCTGGAGTTTCCGTAAGTTACGACTCAAGCACTCAAAAAACTACTATTACTTGTCCTTATAGATTAGATGAGCAGATGGCAATAATAGGAAGAGAAGTTGCTCCTGATTTTATTGCAACATACAACAGTACAACTGCTAACAATACAGTTACAGTTACATATCCGAATCATGGTTTTAAAACTGGCGATCTAATTAGCCTATCTTTACCAGGATCTAATATAAATAATTTTGATATTAATACCGTAGGTGGAATTAAAGTATTTGCTCAAAGTCCTACACTTAACAATGGAGATGGTGTTTCTGGTTTTGCTAATATTACTAAAATTGACGCTAATACTTTTACCTTTTCTAGTGATGATAATGCTGGTAATAATACAGGCACTAAATGTGTAATAAAATTAACACCATTTTTTATTGACTTTTTTGGTAATCAAAGATTTGCTGTACCAGGCCATGACTTTGGTGGAACAAATAATGTTGGAACTAACAAAAATATTGTTGTGCCAGGTGATCTTACACACGCAAGATTTATTATTGGTGAACCTTACGAAATGCACTATAGGTTTGCAAAACAACGACTTACTGAGTCAGCAGGTTCAGCTAGTGAATTGATTAGTGGTAGGTTACAACTTAAACATTTTTATTTAAAATTTGAAGATACAGGATTTATGAAAGTAGAAGTTATACCTCAAGGTGCTAATAAGTTTTTTACTAGTGAATTAAACGTACAAAATTCTTCAACTTATGAATTTACTTCTTTATTAGGAACAATTAAAGAACGAGTAGATCGTGATGCTTTAGTTGGTAGTGTGAATTTATTAAGCACAGGTACATTTAAAGTTCCTGTAATGACTAGAGCAGATAAGGTAACAATAGATGTAAAGAATAATAGTTTTTTACCTACAAACTTAACAAGTGCTGAATATGAAGCATTTTTCTATATAAGGTCAAACAGAAGATAATGGGATATTTAAGAAAAGCAAACTTAAAAGACTTAAATCATGTCGTAGATAATTTAAGGGTAATGGATAAAATTGAAGTTTTTTATCAGACAGGACAAAAACCAGAAGATGCTATAAAACTTTCTTATTTATATACAAAAGACAATATGGCAATAGCTGATGATGATGGTAATCCTATTGGTTTATGTGGTGTTGTTTCTGATGGTTGTATATGGATGGTTGCAACTGATGAATTATTTACAAATAAAAAATATAAAATACAACTTATAAGGCAAGGCAGACAATGGGTAGATAGTCTGTTGAAAAATTATAAATTGTTATACAATATGGTATATGCGGAAAATGATTCTGCTATAAAGTGGTTGAGGTGCTTGGGCTTTACATTTATTAATTACCACGCACAATATGGAGAGCATAACAAACCATTCTATGAATTTATGAGGATTGCCTAAATGTGTGCAGTATTACCAGCCATAGCAACAGGTCTAAGTCTTTTCTCTGGATTGGCCATGAGAAATGCTGCTCAACAACAGGCAAGACAAACATATCAAACAGAAGTTGAAAATGTAAGAAGAGCAGATGAAGCAGCAAACAGACAAGCTACTGCGGAAGGAGAAAGACTAAAAGCAACAAGAGCTTCAGAAGCACAAAAAGCACAACAAATAAGTTTAGCTGGAAGAAGAGCTAGAGGTGCTATTAGAGCAGCTGAAGGTAGGTCTGGAAATGTAATGACTGCGTTACTTATGGATGAAGGTAGAAAAACAGGTAATCAAATTAACAGTATAAATCAGTCTATTGAGTCTTTTGCAAGGCAATCTGGTAGAAGAGTTCAAGGTATATACGCACAGAGAGATCAAAGAAGAGCATCTAGTCAAAGCAATGTTAATCAAGCGTATTCAAAAGTACCAAGTCTTACAGCTACTTTATTAGGTGCTGGTTCTTCAGCCCTTCCTTTTGTTGAAGTATAACTATGACAAATTCTTTTTCTGGTGGTTTTCAAGTATTTGACCAACCTGTAGATGATTTTACTGAAGCTCCTCGTCAATTTGACCAATCAGGTGCTTTACAGTTAGCTGAAATTTTACAAGCTGTAAATCCAAATTTACAAAAATTCCTTGGAAGAAAAGTAGAAAAAAATAGAGAAACCGAAAGATTAGTTGGTAAAGTTAATTATTTAGCAGAAAATAATGCTGCATATAAAAACATAGCTAAAGGGTTGAAAGAAAAATTAGGAGATAGGTATGGTCGTATTGTTCAAGGTAACTCTTTGTTTGTAAGGCAAGGGATTCAAGAAGGAAAAGCTGAAAATATTGGTAATGGATTGCTTCAGAAAATGAAAAATAATTACAATAATCATAGCTTTGAAGCTGGAGAAAGATTAATAGATATTGATGTTGAATCTGAAGAATGGCAAAGCTGGTTTCAAGATGCTTTAAGCAATGAAATTGGTGATATTAATGACTTAGATGCTGATGTTTTTGAAACAAAGTTAATGCCTAAAATTACAGCTTTAAGTGAATCAATGTATGAATATGACCAAGAGCAAAGAGCAGAAGCAAACCTAGAAAAAAACAGATCTTTAATTGCACCTAGAATACAAAGTGTTATGCCTTTATTTGAGAAAGCATTACAACTAGACTACAGTGAGAATAAAGAAAATATTGATCTTAAAAATGCAACTTTACAAGAAGCTGTTAATTCTTTAAATAATCTTACTAATAGTTTTGTTCGTAATGGATACTCAGGCACAGATCTAAAAACTCTTAATAATGACTTATTAGAGAATGTAGTAGCAAGTGTAGAATTGTTTATTACCAATAATCCTTTTGATCCAAATACAGCACAAAAAGCAAAAGATTTATTAGATTTATTTGGAGAAAATGTTGCTTTAGGTGAAAATCGTAAATTAAATCAACACCCTGATTGGATAGAAAAATCAGGAGAATTACGGATGCAAGCAAATGCAATTATAAGCAATGCGTTTACTGTTGATGAAAAATTAAAAGGGCAAGTAAAACAAAGATCTATTGACAGAGAGTATCAAGACTTATTAAAAATTGAAGATTATTTTGAAAGGCAATCAAAATTTCAAAGTCTTTATCGTAAATATCCTAAATATAAAACTTATATTGATAATCAAGCTAGAACTGATGATTTTACAACTGAAAAAAAATTAAATGATTTTAAATATTCAATGTCTTTAAATTTATTTAAAAACGATCAAGAAATGATGACAGAGTTTATGACAATAGAAAAAAGTTCTTTAACTGATAATGATGAAATCGTAGAGAAGTTAAGCGAAACAAGAAATCTTTTAACACAAGCAACTACAATTCGAGATTTAGTTACGAAAGGAATTGATAAAGTCATGGAGGATATACAAATAATACTTAAACCTGATGCTGCAAGTTATAGTCACGATGCTCAAGGATTATTAGCTGCTTTTGAAATAGCAATAACAGAACAAATACCACAAATGATAACTGAAGTAGGTGAAGAAGTTGGTAATAGAAAAGAAATTATAGAAAATCCTTCACTATTAAAAGTTGCGGTTCGTGATCTAGTTAGGGAAAAAATAAATTTTCAAAAATTAAAAATGCTTATAGCATTACCTAATGCAAGTGGTTTGGATTATTTAAGAACAAATTTAGTAATAAGTGACAAAAAAGCACAAGAGTTGGGTTTGAAAGATAAAGTTACTAATAAATTGATTGATAATCCATATCAACAAATTTTAATTGACAACAAATTTTATAATACAGGTAATATCCCTCCTAAACCTTCTAAACCTTCTAACCCTCCTAACCCTGCAAGCAATATAGACTCTAAAAAAGCTATAACTAATACAGAAGAAAATTCAACTAACTTTATACCAACTGAAAAAATGAAAACTAATGCTGTATTACCAGACTAAACAAGGTAATATTGATTCATAGAACAAAACGACAATGACAAATTCCAACTTTAATGAAGAATCAGAAACAGATAGACTTTTTAAAAAGCTTGAAGAAGATTCTTTATTTCCAGAGTTTGATAAAAATCTAAACAAAGGATACGCTAGAACAGTAGATTTTTTTGATAATTTAGTTGGTGGTGACAAAAGAAGTTTTGAAGAGATTTTAGAAAACAGATCAAAAATACAAAACGAATTTACAGTTAAAAGAGCACAAAATTTAAAAGACTTAAAAGACTCAGGAAATACAGATGAAATATACAGAGGTATAGCTTCAGCTCCTTTTGCTTTTGTAAATGAGATAGCTGATTTTGGAGTAGGTGCAAATAATTATTTGAGAGGAAAAGATTATTCAAGAACAGAAATTTTTAATATTGAATCAATGGGATTGAAAGACGAAGGAGATGAGCAAAGTTTATATTATACAATTCCACAAGCATTAACACAATTTTTATTACCATATGGTGTTTTAAATAAAGCTGCTGGTGGAATTAAAGCTGCAAACACAGCAAAAGCTGTAAAAGCTGTAAAAGGTATCAAGAGTGCAAAAGGCTTAAAAGCTGCTCAAGATGCTGCTAAAGCTGCTCAAAAAGCAAGAAAGTTTGGATTATCAAATCGTTATGTAAGAAACTTTGCAGTTGGTACGGTAGCTGATTCAGTCGCTTTTAATGCTTATGATGATAATTTATTTAGCTTTATAAACGATCAAGTACCAAGTCTTAGAAACCCTGTTTTTAATTATTTAGAAGCAAAAACACCAGAAGAAGAAAGTTTTGCTGAAGCTAAATTAAAACAACTTTTAGTTGGTGGAATATTAGGTGAAACAATAGGATTTGGTCTTGAAGTTGCAGCACCAGCAATAGGTAAAGTTGCAAAAAAAGTAACTAAACCTGTTGTAAAAAAAGGTGTACAAGTAGCCACTGATCTAGTAAAAGAAAGAGGTGAGCTAGGTAAAGCTCTTGGAGAAGATCTTCAAGAACTTTTTAATGCAACAAAAAATTTATTAAATGACATTAAATCAGATCCAAAAAGAAAGGCTAATGTTTTAAATAAAAAAATGATTGATGACGCTGAGAGTTTAAGAGGTGTAACTAATATAGAACCTGAGATGGAAAACATATTAAAAGAAAAAACTCAATTAAAATCCAGACCAGAACCAACAAAACAACCAACAGGTAAAGGAGATTTTAAGCCTGTAGATACTGAAAAAACTGCTGTTTTATTTGGACCTAGAAAGCAAGATATTGATTTTACTAGAAATTCATTAAATATGATGATGAAAACAGAACCAGAGAATTTAGATGTTTTACCTAACAGAAAACTTTTAAGAATTGTTGAAGATCTTTCTTTACCAGAAGTTTTAAAAAAATTAGATGATGATGCTGCTACACTTTCAGATCCAGAAAGATTAGCAAGAATGTTAAAAGCTTTAAAGTATCAATATAAATTAACACAAGAATTAACTGACGTAGTAAAACCTTTAGAGGATGCAATACTAGCAAACAACGCACCAGCTATTGATGAGCTTTATAAATATATGGGTGAAAGAATACAGCCATATTTTGCAATGCTCATTCCAAATAAAAAATTAAGTGCTGGACCTGCTAGGTTTTTACAAGCAAGAAGACTTATTGATGTTGAATTACCTGACGAAGGCGGTTTAAAAGGTTTAGTTGCTGACTCTATAAATGAACAAAAAGCACCAACAACAAAAGGACAAAAAAATAAAGTTAAAAGACCTACTGTTACACAAGAAGCAAGAGAATTTATAAAAGGGTATGACGAAGAACAAGCATTGCCTTCTGTAAAATTAATTGTAGAAGCTTTAGAACAAAAAGATCACGTTGAAATGATTAAGTTTCTTAGAGCTATTGGCATGGCAGAAAACAATCCTAAAGCTATAGGTGAACTACTAAGACCTATGACGAAAGCTCAAGGTTTTGCTAAAAATGCAAACGCCACTTTAAGAATTACAAATGAAGTTGCTATAAATAGTGTTCTTACTGGATTTCCAACTCATATATTAAACGTACTTACTGCTGGTTTCAACGTGGGTCTTGGTCCTTATCAACTAATGCAAGGAGCACCTTTTGATAAGACTGCATTTTTAAGGGCTGCAAAAGAATACATAACAATGTTTACACAACTTGGTAATACTTTAAAAATGGCAGGTAAAGCTTTTAAACAGGATAGAAATATATTAGATCCTTCAAGAGTATTTTTTTATGACGTAAGTGATATGTATGCAATAAGGATGCCTGGCAATAGTCCAATTGCACAAGTAACAAATGCAATTGGTCATACTGGTAGATTACCTAGAAGGTCAATGATTGCAGGTGATGAGATAGTAAAACAAACAGCATTTAGAAGCGTTCTTACAGGTGATATATGGGAAGAAGGTTGGAGAGCAGGTAAACGAGGTGCTGAATTAAATAAATTTGTAAAAACAGAATTTGAAAGACATATAAAAATTTTAACTGAAGACTCTATTGATGCTTTTGAAGGAACTGCTGAACAAAAAGCTGAAGCTTTAAGAAAATATATAAGGGCTGTAGATTACGCAGCACAAAGAACTTTTACTAGAGAGTTAGGAACAGGATATTTTAAAAAAGCAACAAGACCAACAGCAAAGGTAATGCAACTACCAATATTTAAGTTAGTAAATTTCTTTGTAGGAACACCTATAAACTTAGCAAAATCAGGTATTAGATTAGATCCTATAACTGGTATAGGAAGTTATTTTACAGATTCTAAAAAAATACCTGGATTGCCAAGGCTTATTAAAGAATATCAGGAAGAATTAGCAAGTACAGATTGGGCAACAAGAACAAGAGCAGTAGGAGAAGCTAGAACAGGTGGTCAAATATTGGCAGCTTTTAGTGTTCTTGCACTAGCAGACGAAGATGATCCTAATCATCCTGTTGTGTTAAACGGACCTAGTTATCACAGATCCAGTTTAAATAAGTCACCTAAATTTCAAAGAAAACTTCCAATGTCTTTAGGCTTTTTAAAATATGATGAAAATGGTGATCCTGTCATAGGTGCTGATGGTAAGCCAGAAAGATGGTATTTTGATCTTAATAGACTTGATCCTTTTGCCGCTATTATTTCAACAGCAGCTATTATTGGTACAATTGCAAATCATGTAGAGGATGTTTTACTTGAGGATATTGGAGTTGCTGTAAATGCTACAATTCGTGAGTTTGTTAGACGAGCAAATTATTTAGAGGGTATATCAAATATTTTTGAAGTATTTGATAATCTGCCTTACAAAGCTCCAGATTGGATAGCAAAGCAATTAAGACTAAGATTTGTTCCAATACCTGCTGGTCTTGGTGGGGTTATAAATAGAAATAGAACACAGACAATCGTAGATGATTCAATAGATTTAGAAACAGGGGAAAATAAAGTATATAGAGGAAATTTTGTAAGAGATAAGAAGATATACCCTGGTGACTTATCTAATCAATATATAGATAAAAAAACTGGTTTAGTAGAAGATGGATTTGAAATTCCTCTTGTTCAAGATTTTTTAACAAGAATGATAATAACTCTAAATAGAGAGATATTAAATAGTACACCTGGTTTTAATAGTAAATTACCTGCAAAAACTGATGTTACAACAGGAAATTATATTGAATATCCTCAAGGTTTTGGACCAAAATATTTTACACCTATAAAAAGTAGTGAAAGATTTAATGATCCAGTTCATAGCTTCTTAGAAGATATAAAATTTCCAATACCACAAATGCCAAAAGTTTTAGCTGGTGGCATTGAATTAAATAATGTACAATATAATGCTTTAGAAAGAATTACGTCTTTGGTTACAGACGATTTCAACAACCAGCTATATGATCGGTTATTTGAGCTTATCCAAAACAAAGATATACGCAAAGATTATAATAAATTAAAAACAGACAAAACTTTATCAAAAAGAGCAAGAATGGAAATATTAGATAAGCTACATAGACCTTTTAATAAAAGGTATCAAAAGTTTTTTACATTAGGAATTAAAAGATTTTTACAAACTAAAGATGGAGAGTTTGGTATGAAGAAAGGCATGAGTGAATTTTATGAAGCATGGAATAAAAAGAATAATGAGATAGAATCAGAGAAAGCAGGTTTCTTTGATCCTTTAAACGTTAATTAATCATGGCTACTAATATAAGCGGTGGAATAACAACACCAACTTCCACAACTCATACAGGTAATGGAACTACTGGTCCTTTTAGTATTAGTTTTGAATATGCAACCAGAGATGATGTTCAGGTGTTTGTAGGGGGAGTTTTAAAGACTGTAGCGACTCATTATACTTTTACCAGCAGTACACAAATAACATTTACTTCTGGTAATGCACCTACGAATGGAACAGTAATTCTTATCCAAAGAAATACAGTTGTTGCTTCTCCAAGCCATACCTTTGCAGATGCAAGTGTTTTAACTGCAACAGATTTAAATCAAAGCAACACACAAGTATTACATGGAATCCAAGAACTTGTAGATGATTATATAAAAAGAGATGGTAGCCAAACCATAAAAGCTAATCTTGTATTTGAAGGTTCTAATGATGACAACAATGAAACAACATTAGCAATAACAAACCCTACTGCTGACAGGACAATTACATTGCCTGATACAACAGGAACAGTCGTCACAACAGGCGATACAGGAACTGTAAGCTCAACAATGATTACTGATGGAACTATTGTTGATGCTGATATAAATGCAAGTGCAGCAATAAGTGGTTCTAAGTTACAAGCAGCATCTGGATCAAATGCTGGAAGTATGTCTGCTAGTGATAAATCAAAATTAGATGGAATTGAAACTGGCGCAACAGCAGATCAAACAGATGAACAAATAAGAACTGCGATAGAAAATGCTAATGATAGTAACGTCTTTACTGATGCTGATCATACAAAGTTAAATGGTATAGA